GGTCCCTCCATTCGGTAAAACCAAAATGTAGGCGTAACGAGATAGTTACCAACAGTGTGTGATCGACATTTGTCATACTGTTAGGGATCTCGGCGAGACTCGCATGGGGCGTTCCCCCGAAGTCTGTATTTACAGATGTGCTGCTAGTCCACAAATGTCAACCCTCAGAATGCGCATTGGGTATACGCGTGTTCATTGAGTTTTAACCTACCTACTATTACACAACAAACAAACATTCGCGAGAATGTGCCCCGGGTGGCTGCCATTGCCCGGGACGCTAGCGAACAAGAATGGCAAAATCTCACAGAATCCCCGGTGGGGGATATGCACGTGAAATCGTGCAAGATGCCACCTCGATGGCGTAAGCGGGCTCGTGCCCGCCATCGTCGAGAAATGGTCCAGTCTGATGAAGTCATGGATATGACTAGCACAGATGGAGCCATTCGAAAGGTGACAGCAGAGAATCTCGTCTTCCATGATGCCGGTTTATCCGAAATTGTGGACGACGGGACTCTGGCTCAGGGTAATTACGATCAAGATAGTGACAGCACAGCTTCCTTAGGGAATTTTTTGCAGCGTCCTGTCCGTATCGCGACATACTCCTGGGCACAAGGAGGAGGGTTCCTACAAACCTTCAAACCGTGGAGTTTATATTTTAACACTCCACAGATCAAGAACAAGCTCCAGAATTTCGGCAAAATTAAATGTCGATTGCACTTAAAGTTTTTAATCAATGCGTCTCCGTTTCATTACGGATCGCTTCGAGCTTGTTACTTCCCACTCAATGATGAGCGAAATGCTTACATTGCAGTGGGAGATTTGATCCCTGCTTCGCAGACCCCTGGGGTCTGGATTGAACCAGCCACAATGGATACAGCAGAGATGGTCTTGCCATTTCTCTGGCCCCATAATTGGTTAGAGGTTACAGAACTAGCACAGTTCACGAACATGGGACAGATCAATCTGTTTGAGTATGCGAATTTGAAATCCGCAAATGGCGCTACGTCCGCTGCCACCATCACTGTGTATGCGTGGGCGGAGGATGTGACCGTCATGGGACCAACAACTATCGGTGCTTTACAATCCGATGAGTATGAGTCGACCTCAGGAACGATTTCCGGTCCGGCCAGTGCGGTGGCTAGTGTAGCTTCCCGCCTGGTGGACGTACCGGTAATCGGGCCCTTCGCTAAAGCGACTGAAATGGGTGCGAGTATGGTCTCAGGAGTAGCCCGCCTTTTTGGGTATTCCAACCCTCCAGTGATTGATGATGTGATGCCGATGCAACCTAAATCATTTCACGCTTTTGCCAATTCTGAAACTAGGATGCCCATTGATAAATTGTCTTTGGACCCTAAGAATGAGGTTACGGTATCTAGCGCTGTTGCTGGGGTTGATGAGAAAGATCCCTTGGTTTTTACTGAGTTATTGGGGCG